CGAGTGGTCCGCGCCTGACGACATCGAGTGCACCTGCGCCCGTCGGCACGACGAGCCCCACAAAGCCAACTGCCGCCTCCGCGACCGGCAGGCATGGGCACAGGCGAACCCGTCGCTCGGCTACACGATCCTTGAAGAGGCGATCGAGTCGGCACTGAACACCGACCCCGACCCGGTCTTCCGGACCGAGGTCCTCTGCCAGCGCGTTCCGGACATGATCGGCAAATGGACCGTCATCCCGGCCGCTGACTGGGAAGACGCCCACGACCCGCTCTCCGCCATCGCGGGGCGCCCGGCCTTCGGGCTGTCGGTGTCCTGGACACGCGACCGCGCCACGATCGGCGGCGGCGGCGCACGATCCGACGGGCTGCTCCACGGCGAGGTCATCGACACCCGCCCGGGAACGGGCTGGGTGGTCGAGCGGTTCAAAGACCTGATCGAGAAGTGGAACCCGACGGCGATCGTCGTGGACCCCAACACCCCGGCCGGATCGCTCATCCCTGACCTCGAGGCCGCGGGCATCGAGGTGACCACGACGACGCTGGGTGAAGTCGCGCGGGGGTTCGGCATCTTCTATGACGGCGTGTCCGGCAAGGAGTACGTCGACGACGACGGGAAGACCGTCAACCCGCGCAACGTCCGGCACCGCGGCCAGGACGAGCTCACCGACTCGGTCGCGATCGCGACCGAGAGGTCGGTTGGCGAGGGTCGGGCCTGGGACCTGAAGAAGGCCAACGGCGACGTGACCGCCGTCGACTCCGTCACCAAGGCCCTACTCGGCCACGCACTCCACGGACATGGTCCGGACGAACTGTTCATCGGAGCTTGGCGATAGGAGATCCCGTGACGACCTACGCCATGGCAACGTCGCAGTGGCGTGAGGTCGGGACCCGGCTCATCTCCGGTGCTGCCTGGGTGCTCTTCGCTCTCGGGTTCGTGCTGGTCAAGACCCTCCGCGCGATCGGGACCGCGGTTGCCGCGACCTTGTTCGCGCTCGGCTGGGTCGCGCGCAAGGTCGGCCCGTGGTGTGTCGCCGCGTTCCGCGAGGGCTGGGATGCCGGGAAGCCGGGTAGCCGTGGGCCTGCTTGATCGCGTCAACGCACGCGCCGAGAAGCGCAGCAGCATCGACACCTGGATCTCCGAATACCTCCTGCCCGCGCAGTTCGGCTACGGCGGCAACCAGTACTCCGTCCCGCAGCTGAACCAGACCTACTCGCAGGGCAAGCTGCAGGAGATCTCCCGGACGCTGCCCGGCTACATGGCCGCGGCACGTAACTGTCCGCCGGTCTTCGGCGCGCAGCTGGTCCGGTCGCTGGTCCTGTCGCAGGCGCGGTTCACCTTCCGGAACCCGCCCTGGCACGCGAAGACCCCACGACGGGTGTTCGGCTCGTCCGCCCTGGGCCCGCTCGAGCGGCCGTGGAAGAACGCGACGACGGGCGAGCTGCTGTCGCGGATGGAGTGGCACGCCGGCCTGGCCGGCAACGCCTACGTCGTGAAGCAGCCCACCCGCCTGCGGGTTCTGCGTCCGGACTGGGTGGCGATCCTGTATGGCTCGGACCTCGAGCCCGACGACCCGATGCACGCCGTCGACGGGGAACTCCTCGGGTACGTCTACTGCAACGGCGGCATCGGCAACGGCACCGCCCGGACCCTGCTGCCCGACGAGGTCGCGCACTGGTCCCCGATCCCGGACCCCGAGTCCGCAGGGATCGGCATGTCCTGGATCACCCCTGCCATCAGGGACATTCAGGGCGACATCGCGGCCACCGACCACAAGCTCCAGTTCTTCAAGAACGGTGCCACGCCGAACTTGGTGGTGAAGGGACTCCCCAACACGTCGCCGAAGGCGTACTGGGACGTCGTCGACCAGCTCGAGCAGACGCACACCGGCGTGAAGAACGCCTACAAGACGCTCTACCTGACCGCGGGCGCCGACGCGACCGTCGTCGGGTCGGACATGAAGCAGATCGACTTCAAGGCCACGCAGGGCTCCGGGGAAACCCGGATCTCGCTGCTGTCCCGGGTGCCAGCGACGATCCTCGGCATCTCCGAGGGTCTGGCCGGGTCGAGCCTGAATGCCGGTAACTTCGGCATGTCCCGGCGGATCTTCGCCGACTCGTGGGTCTACCCGATGCTTCAGGACCTCTCGGCGTCGCTCGCGTCGCTGATCCGGGTTCCGAACGACGCGGAGATGTGGTTCGACACCACCGACATCCCGCTACTGCGCGAAGACGCCAAGGACGCAGCCGACATCGCCTCGGTGAAGGCGACGGCGATCCGGCAGCTGACCGACGGTGGCTTCGACCCCGTGGCGACGGTAGCGACGGTAGCGCCGGAGTGGACGACCACCCTGCAGCACACCGGGAAACTCTCGGTCCAGCTGCAGGAACCCGGCGCCGAACCGCCGTCGGAGTCGCCCCCAAAACAGGAGGCGACGCCGCCGGCAACCAGGCGTCGCGGCGTGCGGCGGTTCAGTCCTAACCAGAAGCGCGACCCCAACGGCAAGTGGGGCGACGGTGTCCCGGGTCCGCAGGGTCCGGGCCTCGACGACATCGACGACATCGACGAAGTTGTCGAGCTCGAAGACGATGAGGCCGGCGAGTTCGACGACGCGTCCCTTCCACCCGCGTACCGCGAGCAGTACGGCAAGGTCCTCGCGGAGTACGGCATCGGTGCCGAGGATCAATGGACGGTCACGGTCACCGAGAAGCGCGGCTTCCACGTCACGGACGACACCGGCGGCCGGGGCAATCGGACGGTCATCCAGGAGCTGAAGCCCCGCACCGCGCAGAACCTCTCCGACGCGGTCTTCGACGTCCACGAGGGCGGCGACCCGGTGAAGGTCCGCGGACTGGGCGCGCAGGTGACCGGTGACGGATCCGGCGGTCTCACGGTCACCTGGAAGTCCGGCGCACGGACGGTCATGAACTCCGACGAAGCCTTCGACTTCCAAGAGGCCCTGACCAACATGGCCGACAGCTACGAGTCGATCTTCTAAGGGGTCCGGCGATGACGCTTACCGCGGCCAAGCCCGTCAGCATCCCAACGAAGCCTCGAAGGAGGTCGGTCATGACCGCGACCTGTGTTCGCACGTTCGACTTCGAGACGCGTGCGGCCGGCGGCGACGGCCGCACCCTCGAGGGCTACGCCGCGGTGTTCGATACGCCGGCGCGGATCCGGGACATGCAGGGCGAGTTCGACGAGCGGATCGCCCGCGGCGCCTTCGCCCGGTCGTTGCAGGAGCGGACCCCGGTCCTGCAGTTCGACCACGGCAAGGACCCGCGGGTCGGCACTGTCCCCATCGGCGCGATCGAGGAATTGTCCGAGGACGCCCGAGGGCTGTTCGTCCGCGCGCGGCTGTTCGACAACCCCGTCGTCGAACCGGTCCGGCAGGCGATCGAGGGCAAAGCGATCCGCGGCATGAGCTTCCGCTTCCTCGTCCCCGACGGTGGCGACACCTGGACCCGCAGCGGGGACCGGGACTCCCGGGAGATCCGCGACGCCGACGTGTTCGAGCTCGGCCCCGTCGTGCATCCCGCGTATGGCGCCACCACGGTCGGCGTCCGGTCGCTGCTCGCGCAGCTCGACCCCGACGAGTACCGGGCGATGCTGATCGAGTTCCTTGAAGAAATCCGCGCGTCCGGTATCGACCTGGACGCGCTCCCTGATCTCACCGGGCGACCCAGCGCTGTGCGCGCGGGTGGCGGTGACTCCGACGAACACCCGCGGAGCGGCGACGCGTCGACCTCAACCCGTTTCCGCGCCGATCAAGAGGCGCTCCGCCTGAGAGGCATTCTGAAGTGAGCGACACCGTCGAAATCCTCGCTGAGCTCCGCGACAAGGACATCTCCGACATCAAGGTCGGCGAGACCCCCGAAGAGCTCCGCGGCAAGACCCCCGACCAGCTCGTCCAGTTCCTCGAGATCCTTGACGCGCACCTGCGGTCCCTCCACCAGGAGGACGGTGGGGAGCTGCGCGAGAAGACCGTTCCCGAGCAGAAGGCCTTCGCGTACGGCCTGCAGCTGCGTGACATCGCCACCAAGCGCATCGAAGAGCACCGCGCCGTGCAGGAGGTCTTCGCGCGCAAGCCGAAGGCCGTCGAGCAGGCCTACGCGAACATCCGTCTCGGCTCTCTGGACGCGTACGGCGACGTCCGCCGCATGACCGTCCCCGAGGCCCGCGACCGCGCACTGAAGGCGCTGGACTCGCGGTCGGACACGTCGCACCTCGACGACGACCAGAAGACGCACATCGAGCGTCAGGTTCGCCGGGACACCGACATCGCCCGGCGCATCCTCGTCACCGAGAACGAGAACTACCGGGAGGCGTGGCTGAAGCTGGTCACCCGCACCCACCCGATGCTCTCGGAGGACGAGCGCCAGGCGGTCATGGCGTGGGAGGAATACCGCGCCATGTCGGAGGGCTCGACGACCGCGGGCGGCTTCGGCATCCCGGTGTTCATCGACCCGTCGATCATCATGACGGCGCAGGGTTCCGGGAACCCGTTCCTGGAGATCGCGTCGCAGAAGACGATCACCACGAACGCGTGGAAGGGCGTCAGCTCCGCCGGCGTCTCCTGGTCGTTCGACTCAGAGGCAGCCGAGGTTTCCGACGACGCGCCGACGATCGCGCAGCCGACCGTCACCGCGTACACCGCGCGTGGCTTCATCCCGTTCAGCATCGAGGTCGGGCAGGACTACCCCGCCTTCGCGGACGAGATGGCAACCCTGCTCGCCGAGGGCTATGACGAGCTCCTCGTGGACAAGTTCACCCGCGGTTCCGGCTCGGGTGAGCCGACCGGCATCCTCACCGCGTTGTCGGCGAACACGAACGTCCGCGTGGCGGTCACCACCTCCGGAACGCTCGGTTCCCCCGACCCGTACAAGGTGTGGAAGGCCGTCCCGCAGCGGTTCCGCCGCAAGGCGTCCTGGCTCATGTCGGTGGACGTGAACAACGCGATCCGGCAGCTCGGCACGGCGAACGTCTACCACGCCTCGACGGTGAACCTGCCGGAGGAGTGGGCCGACTCCCTGTTCAACAAGGGCGTCTACGAGTCGCCGTACATGCCGGACACCACGTCCTCGACCTCGGGCACGACTGGCCTCGCTGTCGTCGGCGACTTCAAGAACTACGTCATCGCCCGCCGCGGCGGAATGACGGTCGAGCTGGTGCAGCACCTTCTGCACCTGTCCAACAACCGGCCCTCGGGTCAGCGCGGGTGGTTCGCGTGGGCGCGCATCGGCGGGAACAGCGTTAACGATTTGGGCTTCCGTTTGCTGGTCAACACGTAGGTCTTACCGTGACCTAATCGGGTAGATTGTTGGGCATGCCCGATCAGATCAGTTGCCTGACGTGCGGGGAACCATTCGTTCCCCGCACGTCGGGCGGCAAGCCTCAGGTCCGATGCTCCAAGCAGTGTCGGCGCAAGGTGGCAAACAGCGCCTACATCAAGAAGAACGCGCCCGTCCGCGCTGGCGCATGCGCGGAGTGCGGCGGGCCCGTTGAGCATGTCGGGAGAGGTCGCCCTCGGCGGTTCTGTTCGGACCAGTGCAAGGCACGCGCCGGCAATCGGGCGCTGAGGCGCCGCCGCCTTCCCATCCGGGACCCCAACCCCGAGCAACGGAACTGCGCCCACTGCGGGAAGCTGTTCTCTCCAGGCCGGCGAGATCAGGTTTACTGCCCGACGGGACCGGGCTCCTTCTGCGCCCAGCGCGCATATCAGGCCCGCCGCAAGGCAGGCGAGCCGCTGCGGCAGATCGAGCAGACCAAGGTCTGCCAGGAATGCGGCGAGCCCTTCACGGCGTACAAGTCGAACGCACGTTGGTGCTCGCCACAGTGCCGTCGCCGATTCACGGCACGCGAGGAGAGCCGTCGCCGCGGCCCGATCCGGCCCGACGCAACGCCTTACGCCGACCGCGAGATCTTCGAGCGCGACGGCTGGCGGTGCCACCTCTGCAAGTTGCCGGTCCGTCGCGACGCACTACGCACGGATCCCGATGGAGCAACGATCGACCACCTCGTCCCACTCTCCGCGGGTGGGGTAGACGCTCCGTCCAATGTGGCTACGGCCCACGGACGCTGCAACCGCGACAAAGGCGTCCGCGCCATGGGCGAGCAACTTCGCTTGATTTAGGCCGCGTCGGGTATTACCTACGGGCCGTCCACCGACACAGGAGGAGGGCCCGCCGTGGCCGACATCAAGAACCAGAAGCCCGAGCCGAAGGTCGACATGACCCCGCAGGACAACGCGCGGGACACCGAGGCCATGGCGAAGACCAGCGACGGTCAGGTCAGCAAGGCCGACGGTCCCGCGTCCGAGTCGGGCGACCCGGTCGTCCAGCGTGCGCTCGCCATTCGGCAGACCGCGCTGATGAACGAGGACGAGGAAGCCCTCAAGGCGGCCGACGAGGAGCTCGTCAAGCTCGGCTACAACGAATACAAGTAACCCCCCCGACACCGAAGGCCCGGACCGCTTGGTCCGGGCCTTCGGTGTGCCATCCACCCGAAAGGCATCGACATGGACGTCGTCTACGCCACCTCCACCGCCAGGGTCGCGACACCCGACGGCGGCCACGTCATGGTCGTGAAGGGCCAGCACTGGCCGGCATCCGACCCCGTGGTCCGGCACCAGCCGTCCCTGTTCACGACGGACCCGCGCTGGGGCATGACGTACAGCGTCCAGCCCGACGGATTCGACGCCCCCGCCGAGCAGGCAACCGCCGCTCCCGGCGAGCGCCGGAATACCCGCCGTGGCTGACGATCCGAAGCGCATCCACGGGCTCAAGCTCATCGACGCGTTACTCGACAGCGGGATCATCCGCCGCGACGACTTCGTCCGCCGGCTCGTCATCGACATTCCTTACGACGGGGCGGTCGTCCTCCACGTCGAGCGCATAGGCGACTCCCGACTGCTCGCCGTGGTCCCGACGCTCGCAGGTGTCGAGATCCGCGAGACACCGGCGCCCTAACCCCTTCGTCTCCGGTCGGCTGCTTTGGATGGCCGGCCGACCGGAGACCCAAGCCATCCACAGCCATCCGCGAAGGACATCCCGTGACAGAAGACGAACCGGCTGTCGTCGTCGCCTACGTGCACGACAAAGAAGTTGCATACTCGTGGCACCGATCCTTCGTGGAGATGATCGGCCACGACATGGCCAACCATGGTCGCTTCATCCGCGGCGGCTACATCGCCATGCACTACGGCACCGACGGCTTGGTCGCCGCCCGCAACGAGGCTGTCCGCACGTTCCTCGACGAAGCCAAGGCCGACTGGCTGTTCTGGGTCGACACCGACATGGGCTTCGAGCCCGACACGATCGACCGGCTTCTCGCGGCCGCCGACCCAGCCGAGCGCCCGATCGTCGGCGCGCTCGCGTTCTCGCAGCGCGAGGTCGGCCAGGACGGCATGGGCGGCTACCACACCAAGCCAACCCCGACGATCCTCGACTGGGTCCACTCCGGCGACCAGGCCGGCTTCGCGGCCCGTTGGGACTACCCACCCGACGCGGTCGTGCAGTGTGCGGGCACGGGAAGCGCGGTCATCCTCATCCACCGGTCCGTGTTCGAGCGCATCGCCGCACACCCCGACATGGGCGGCGACAACTGGTACGGGCGGCGGCCCAACCCGTCGACGGGCCAGGTCTTCGGTGAAGACCTGAGCTTCTGCCTGCGCGCCGGCGCGCTCGGCATCCCGGTGTACGTCCACACCGGCGTACGGACGTCGCACCTGAAGCCGCAGTGGGTCGGGGAAGAGTCCTACCGCGCTGTCACCCCGCCGCCGCCGGCAACCGAACCCACCGCGGTCATCGTGCCGGTGATGAACCGGCCGCAGAACGCCGAGCCGTTCATGCGCTCGCTGCGGGCAAGCACGGGTCTCGCGACCGTTTACGCCTTCGTCGGCCCCGACGACGCGGCCACCTGGCAGGCCTGGCGTGACGCCGGCGCCGTGGTCGTCGAGTGCGAAGAGGTGTCCTTCGCGGAGAAGGTCAACCTCGGGTACCGCAGCACGTCGGAGCCGTGGCTGTTTATCGTCGGCGACGACGTGAAGTTCCACCCGGGCTGGCTCGACCACGCGCAGTTCGCCGCGCGCACCGGCGCGAAGGTGATCGGGGTCAACGACCTCGGCAACCCGCGCACCCTCGCCGGCGAGCATGCCGCGCACCTGCTCATCTCCCGCGAGTACGTCGACACGGTCGGCGCGTCGTGGGACGGCCCTGGCAACGTTTGCCACGAGGGCTTCCGCCACTGGTACGTGGACGACGAGATCGTCACCGCGGCGAAGCAGCGCGGCGTCTGGCGGATGGCGATGGGCTCGATCGTGGAGCACATGCACCCGCTGTTCAAGAAGGGCGCCGACGACCCGGTGTACGCACTCGGACAGTCGTTCGCCGAGGCCGACGCTGAGGTGTTCGCCAAGCGGTTGGAGGCCAACCGTGAAGGATAAATGGGTCTTTCCCTTCGTGCCGTGGCTGACCGTCGGCTGGCAGGCCGCCGTGGTCGAATATCGCGGTCCCGGCTGGCCGTTGGACATCCGGGTCCTCTTCGTGGCCGCGGCCTTCGCCCTTACCGTCGCATTGCTCGCGGTCATCCAGCCGTGGCGGGAGGACCCGTCGTGACGCGGCATGAGTTCCTCTACGCGCTCCACCAACTCCTGAAGCCGCGCGGCTACCTGGAGATCGGCGTCCAGTTCGGCACGTCGCTACGACTGGCGTCCTGCCCAGCGACCGGAGTCGACCCGAACCCGCAGGTCCACGGGGCGCTCGGGCCCAATGCATCCATCTTCGCGGAGACCTCCGACGACTTCTTCGCCAAGAACCGCGAGCTGCCGCCGATCGACCTCGCGTTCATCGACGGCATGCACCTCGCCGAGAACGCGTTCCGCGACTTCCTGAACATCGAGCAGGTCGCCAACGAAAACACCGTGGTCGTGTTCGACGACGTTCTTCCTCGCAACCAGGGCGAGGCCGCGCGCGAGCAATGCCCCGGCGACTGGACCGGCGACGTTTGGAAGGTTGAGCCGATTCTGCGCGACCAGCGCCCGGACCTGAACCTCCATCTCGTCGACACCGAGCCGACCGGGCTTCTGGTCGTGACAAACCTCGCCCCGGAGATCCGGCACTTCAGCGCCGACCTCGCGAGCGTCTATGGCGACACCGTGCCGGACGACGTTCTGACCCGGAAGAACGCGAAGCAACCGCACGAGGTGCTGAACCTCCTCAAGGAGTGGGCGCGGTGAAGATCGCAGTCACCGGCGGATCCGGGTTCATCGGCGCCGCTGTCGTCGCCCGCCTGCACGCTCTCGGCCACGAGGTGGACGTCTACGACCACCAGACCGGCTGGGATGTCCGAGACCTCGAAGCGATGCCGTCCGCCGACGCCATCATCCACATGGCCGGGCTGCTCGGCACGCACGAGTTGTTCGACAACGTTGCCGAGGCGATCGACGTCAACGTCCAAGGCACCGCCAACGTGCTCGAGCGGGCGCGCAGGCATGGGGCGGCCTACGTCGGCATCACGCTGCCGGCGGTCTTCCCGAGCATCTACACCGCCACGAAGCTCGGCGCCGTCGGACTTGAGCGGGCCTACCACCACACCTACGACGTTCCGGTGTCACGGGTGCGGGCGTTCAACGCGTACGGGCCCGGGCAGAAGCACGGCGCCGGCCACCCGCAGAAGATCCTGCCGACCTTCGCCACGGAGGCGTGGGCCGGCCGTCCGATCCCGATCTGGGGTGACGGCGAGCAGACGGTGGACCTGGTCCACACCGACGACCTCGCGCGCATGCTCGTCGACGCGCTCGACCACGGCGACGACGTCACGTTCGATGGCGGCACCGGTATGGCGACAACGGTCAACGAGTTCGCACGCTGGGTGCTCGACGTGACTGGCTCCCGAGCCGGCGTGCAACACCTGCCCATGCGTCGCGGTGAGGTTCCGACGCAGATCGTGGCTACCGGCGAAGGCTGGGACCGGCTGACCTGGCGACCCCGGGTCGACATTGGCCGACTGGTCGAGGCGGTCGAGTGGTACCGGCCGCACTGATCACCGCGGTCTACGACTCGTACGACCCACTCAAGCCGTTCCCCGAACAGGTCGGGGTTGTCGACGCCGTGTGCGTCACCGACGATCCCGACCTGAGGGTCGACGGATGGCGGATGGTCTACGACCCGCAACCGGGTATGCATCCGAACCGCGCAGCGAAGCGCCCGAAGATGCTGCCGCACGACTACACCGACGCGGAAGCGAGCGTCTGGATCGACGCGTCGTTCTGGATCCACTCGCCGACGTTCGTCGTCGACGCCCTGGCTCTCGCGGACCCGGTCGCGCAGTTCGTTCATCCGGAGCGGAACTGCCTGTTCGACGAAACCAACGTCTGCCTGCCGCTGGACAAGTACCGCGGTGAGCCGATGGCCGACCAGGTAGCCCGCTACGACATCCCGCCCAACTGGGGACTCTGGGCAACCGGGGTCATCGCCCGTCATCACACCGATGCCGTGGCGAAGTGGGGCGCCGAGTGGCTCGCCGAGTGCGAGCGCTGGTCCTTCCAGGACCAGCTCTCACACCCCTACGTCTGCTGGCGTCACGGCATCCGCCCTGTCTCCCTGCCCGGGTACCACTTCTCGAATCCCTGGCTGCGCTACCAGGGCTCAGCCCGTCACTGAGGAGGTCCCATGCCAGTGCCGATTCTCGGCGCAGTCCAGGTGTGGGAGTGCCCCGGCGGCAGATGCACCACCCGCGCGCGGACGACGAAGGCCGGAGCAGGCCCGCCGAATCACCAGTGCAAAGGGCTCGCGCTGCTGACGGTTCCGATGGTCAAGCTCGGCACCCGCGCCGAGTCGAGACCTGTCGAGCGCGGCGACTACATCGGCAGCGAACTCGTGCAGACCAACGCCGAGGGCCGGCCGGTGATGGCCGTGGAAACCGTGCGGGACGACGGCCAGGACGTCGCCGTCTACGCGCCCGTCGCGACGGCCGGCGGGGAAGCAGCTCCACCCCGCCGCGCTGGTAAGTCGGCGTCCTCTCGGGGCTCCGCGTACAACCCCACCATTCGCATCGAGGAAAGGGCAGGCTAATGGCCTGGAGCAACAGCAAGATCTTCCGGCCGTTCGTCTCGGACGTCCTCCTCAACGTCGCGGCGCTCGACCTGGACACGGACACGTTCAGGGTTGCGCTCTACGACAACGACATCACGCCCGACAACGACGTCACGGCGGCGAACTCGGCGTACAACGCTGGCCAGTGGACCTCGTCCGGTAACGAGGTGTCGCATTCCGGCCAGTGGGCAACCGCCGGCGTCGCGCTGACCACCCCGACCGTCAACTCCGGTACCGCCGACGTGGTGTTCTGGGACGCAGCCGACACCGCGTCGGGTGGTGCCGCAACGCTCGCGGACGTGTATGGGTGTCTCGTCTATGACGACAGCATCGCCACTCCGGTAGCCGACCAGGGCGTTTGCTACAACTACTTCGGCGGGGCAAACGCGGTGACCAACGGAACGTTCACGGTCATCTGGTCGGCCAACGGTATCTTCCGCTTCACGTTGTGATTGGCGGGCGTCAATGCCTATCGCCATTGTCAATCACCGGTACTTCAACGGCGCGGAGATCGAAGGCAGTGTCCCCGACACGGCCGACGTCATCGCCGCCGCGTACAACGCCACGATCGACATCGTCAACGGCGCCGACCCGTCGGGTCAGGCCCACGCACGCACCGCTGAAGCGTCGGGACTGGCGTTCGGGGCATTCGCCGGCGGCGAGGCGGCGATCAGCCACGGCGAGCAGCTCCCTCCGTTGTCCTTCGACGCCGCCTCGGTCATCGGACCCAGCGGAACCCTGACCGAGTGGTCAGCATCGACCACGCTGTCCGGGACGCAGACCATCACCGACCGGTCCTTCACCAACAAGGGCATCACCATCCAGGCCGGCGCGAACATCACGTTCGAGAACTGCCGGATCATCGGCAACCTCGGCCAGACCAGCTACACCATCAAGGTCATCGCCGGTGGCGAGTGTCAGGTCACCCTGCTCGACTGCGAGGTCATCGCCCGCAGCACCACATCCCAGACACCCCGCTGCCTGGCGATGTGGGGCACCGGCAACGTCCGCGCCGAGAGAACGATATTCCGGGGCGGCATCGACAACGTCTTCCTCAACCCCGACAACACCCCCGGCCTCTTCTCGACCGGCGACCCTCTCGTCCCGGACGCGCGGGGCTGGTTTGTGAACTGCTGGTTCGGCGACTACCAGCGTGTCGGTAATTCACACTCCGACGCCGCCCAGATCGACGGCGGCGGCTACGTGCTGTTCGACGCCTGCCGGATGATGGGCTACACCCTCGACACCGGCGCCGATCCGCTGACCACGTGGATAACCGACCCGCTCACCGACGGCCTCGGTGCAGGGGTCATCCTCGCCACCCAGAACTCCGGCGCCCCGAAGCGGATCTCGAACGTAGCCGTCCGACGGTGCTGGGCGGAGGGTGGGAACTACACCGTCGACCTCTCGCCGCCCGACGGGATCCCGGTCACGCTGACCGCGGTCACGGACTCCAAGTTCGGCCGGCGGTTCCGCTACGCGCCCCTGCGCGGAGGGACGGCGAACAGCAACAACGTGTGGGGACAGTCCGGACCCAGCGGACCGGATCTGACCGGCGCGGTCGTCACGGCCGGGCAGCCGATCTGATCGAGGGGAGACCAGGTGGCCGCCCCTTCCGTCGTCGCAGCATCCCCGGCCTCAGGGTCAACCACTGGTGCGACGTCGCAGTCCATCGCGGTTCCCTCGGGTACCACGACCGGGGACATCATCCTGGCGGTCGTCTCCCACCTCGGCACCGCCGCACCCTCGGGCGCGCCCGCCAGCTTCACGCTCGCAGCCTCGGAGACCGGCACCGGCGACGACTTGCGGACCGGATGGGC